CGGTAGAACCACCCTTTCCACTACCATTCAAAGTAATAGCAGTTCCTCCAGCATAAGAAGAACACTCTGTTGCCGTACCACCATTGAGATATACGGGTTTGGAAGTGCTACCGACAGTTGAAGAACCCAACTTCGATGCCGTTGTCGCACTTGTTGCAGAAGTTGCAGAAGTTGCACTTGTTGCAGAAGCTGCACTTGTTGCAAAGTCAACAGATTTAACGGATGTGTACTCTCTTACAGCACCGTCCTTGTACCAATACATCGGCTTTTCTAACCACAGATTGATTTGATATGTGGAACGAGCAATGCCAAGCATGATATACACAAGACCGTTGTCTGTTGTGGGTAGTGTCTGCGTAAGGCAAGCTGAATATGTAGTGCCGTTTGCTCCATAGTAGAGTTTGAATTGTCCGTTACTCTGCGGAGTTGCCACCAAATACACAGGCTTGTATGTGGTCAACGCATTTACGGAAGATGAAATATTAAACGAATAGCGTAAATCTACATTGTTATGCTGATCGTAAAAATTAGAACCACTCGTCCAATTTTGGTTTGTGGTATACTCCGTTGTAGCGTTGTAGTAGAGTATCTTCGCAAGAGGATCAAACTCCGCAGTAGTGAATGTGGTTTTTGATGTCGAAGTGCTATTATTAGTCGAGTTTATAGGGAATATCTCTCCGTTTCGATTGGTCAAAACGATTTGATACCGTCCCATATTGTTGTTTATCGACTTTTGATAGATTTCATGTCCACGGTGCTGATAGTTTACATCGTTTCCGTCTTGATACTTATACTCCAAAAACCAGCCGTCCGTCACTGCAACAGTTGCCGACTTTGCCTTGGCAAGAGTAGACGATGGAGAGGTAAGAGTATTCCAGTTTGTTGTGGCAAAGGAAGATGCAGAAGTGTGTGCCGTCTTACAGATATAAGATGTACTTCCGTTTGTAACCTTGTCACCTACCGCATACGCAGTAGATGCTGCCCACGCACCCTTATCCGTGTAGTCCGAAGCATACGCATTGGACACCGCATAAGAACTGCCCATCGTGTTTCCACTATAGTATGTGAGAGCAATCACTCCGTACTGTGGAATGTGGGAAGTGAGTTTACTATTCGACCGATACCACACCAACTTCTCGCCAAGTCCATTCACATTCAAAGTATTGAAAGTGCTGTTGTAAGATTTGGTGAGTCGAATCTTGATAGTGAGTCCGTCTGTCAGTTCCGTGATTCCGGGAATACTTACTGTCCATCTGCCGTTTGTGTCGGCAGAATTGGTGCTGATGGCATTGACATTCTCGGCAGATGTGGCATGAGTTGCACTATCGGCAGAAGTAGCACTTGCAGCCTTGCCACCATAGGATGTTGCGGTTAAGCCAAGCACAGAGGAAATTTTGCCTTTTATGTACTCCCACAGAGCAGAAACAGGTCTGCGGTGAAATGTTGTGGTTGTTGTGCCACCACCAACATATTGAGATACATAGTAGTCATTATCTACTGGAGTAGAAGTGCCTGTGCCTAATGCGTTAATAAGGGCATTGGCAGAGTTTTGCAAAGTAGTCTGCCCTGTGCCACCATGCGAAGCTGCAAGTGTGCCTGTGATGCCGCTTGCCGGAACAGATGATGCACTTGTCGCAGATGTGGCACTATCCGCAGATGTTGCATGAGTTGCCATTGCCACCTCACCACTTACGATTTCGGCTGGGATATTGGTGATATTAGCCACACCACTCGTTGAAACAGAAGTTCCGTTGACGGAAACACCTGTAATTGTGCCAGTTCCACCACCACCCGGAGTGATTTTTGTGCCTTTGACATACAAATCACCATCTATCTTGGTATCATACCCAACCTCAAGCACACCAGCAGATGCCACCTGACCAACCTTGCCAATGCTAACGCCCTTATGGTCAGAACCTGTGCCAAACTGCACCACAGCAAAGCCTTGCGGAATAACAAAGGATGTGCTGGCCACATTGCCAAGATAATCACGAACAGTTGCCGTTACGGAAAGTGTGTTTGTGGCCGCAAGTGATCCGTTTGCAACCTTGCTCACACTGCCGGAAGTGCTTGTGGCCGTTGAAGTGGACGATCCGCACACAAGCGTCAATGTCGCGCTGTTCTGCCCGGAAAGGCTGTTGAACGTGCCGGATGCGCTTGCCCGGTAATAAAGGCCGGTTACATCTTGCACAGTGCCGCCGCTTGTGGCAGTTCTAAACGCGGAAATGCTGACAGTAGGCAGTGTGTTTGCAACATAGGTCACGGATGCGGACTTGCTGACAGATACCCCACGCGAATCTGTGAAAGTGATCGTTGCCGTTGTTGTGCCTGTGCCTGTTGGCGTTGCCTTGGTAGTGCCGGCACCTGAAAGCGTCACGGAGGAAACAGTGGTGCTGCCCTGCGTGATCGTCAGCTTGTAAGTGCCTGTTGCTCCGTATTTCAAAGCCGGTGCCGCCGGATATGTAACTGCCATATCCGTTTTTCCGGCAACGTAGGCCGTCACTGTGGTGTATGCCGTTCCGCGTGCAATGCTCAATGCGCCAAGTGTGTAGGAGTATGCCGGCACAGTGATTGCCACATCATAGCTGTTTGTACCGATCACATTTCCGCCGGAGATCGTTTCCAGCGTGAATGTGCAAGGCACAGTATTTGCCGCCGGTGCCTGTGCGCCAAGCGTTTCCGGGATAGTCCACGAATTGATAGTTGTTGCGGAAGTGCCGGAAACAACAGTGCCGGAAACAGATCCGCATGAGTATTTGATATTGTGCGTATAGCTTGATGCGGCCGCGCTGATCGTGAACGTAGGAGCAGATCCAAGGCTTGCCGCACTGATCGTCATAGTGGAGGCAACAGCACGCGTGTCAAGCTGAAAGTTTGCAGATACGTTTTCGCGCTTTGTTACAACTTCATCTGTATCATCGTACTGTAAAGCGGAAATTGACGCACCAACAGGCACGGATCTTGTTGTGTTTCCGTCACCATACGGAACAAGGATTCCTGTGCGCCGGAAGATTTCCACCCATTGCCCGGATGCGGAGGAAGTAAGCGTGTTGTTTCCGCCTGTCCATCTGTAAGAAGAACCGATGCTTGTGAAGTCAATTACCGGGGAATTGGCATAGACATAGCGCGAATTTGCATATTTATCCCATACCACGATCCACGCAGCAACAACAGCATTGTTGCCGCTGATGCCTGTCTGTTGCACCCACAGCCGGAAAAGGCCATCGTCTGAAGTTTTATACCTTGCTACACCCATTTTTAGCTATTCCTTCCCAATGTCAAAACGCCATTAGAATCTACAAAAAACTGCCATGGATCAATAGTCCAAGTCTTTGCGGAAATGTCACCACTTGCGCGGACATTGCTTGCCGTTATGCCATTGTTTTCCAAAGTCAGAACAGCTTCACCTCCTTGGAAGAAGGTCTGCTTATCTGCTGAAATAAGCACATACGCGTCACCGGCTCCATTTGTGCCTTTGATCTTCATGCCATCGTTTGAAAATTCAAAGTGCGTGTCAATCCGTGTATCAAGCGCGGCAAGATCAGAAGCAACGCCCTGAACAGATCCCTGTGTGGCATACTGCTGTGAAACAGTTAAAAGCACGCCCTCCTCCGTTGCGGAGAAATACCCGGAAAGGCCGGCTGCCACATCGTCAATATTAAGCCTTGAAGCGTTAATACTTCCGGCCGCAATGAAATCCGCAACAATCGTGCCTTCTGAAGTGATGGCTGTGGAGTAAGTCGCACCACCATCCCCGGAGAACGCCAGGCCGGACATATTCCAACGCCAAATGTTCGTTGCTGTCTGTTCTGAATCCGTGTCCATGATCAGAATTTCATACGGATGCCCTTCAACGGAATTGATTTTGACATATCCGCCGGCTTGCCCGGTGATTGCAGCTGTTGCATCCTTCACTGCCTTTTCAAGAGTAGATACGGAAATGATATTCCCCTTCTCCTTCTGTGTGGCAACAATGACATCCGCAAGATTCTGTTTTACGCTCCCAAGCGTTACATTATCGTACCGATCGAGAAGCACGTTATAAACAACAGAATTGCATCGTTTCGCAAGATTTACTCCAAGGCCTTCATGGATAACGTGAACAGTATCACCAAGCGTAACACGCTCTAAAACGCGCAAATCCGCGTATTCAAGGCTTTTGTCAAGCATCACAAAAGAAATATCAATGGTGATGCTTTCCGCGCCTAAATTCGCCAAATACGCGCTTGCATAGGCACGCAAATCCTCGACAGTAGGCGCAGTTTCAAAGTGATCAGAAGCATCAAGCACAAACGTGCGGCCTGTGCCAATGATCGTTTCCGGCAGTGTGACCACAGTGCTTTCATCTGCCCAAAATGGACAGATAGCAGTGTAAACGCCGGATGAATCCGCATCGTGTTTTATATCCGTTAGATTCTTTCCATAACGGACATATACACCACGATCAGCACCGATCTGCGTTTTTAATTCGATAGCAAAATTGTTGAAATACCATTCTCCGCCGAAAGCATCAAGAATACTGCCCTGCTCTCCGCCAAGCATCTTCCACGCGTTTCTTGGCATTGTCAGCGCAAAATCGCCTCCGCCGGATCGTGCTGTTGTGATAGAAAAAGGCAATGCCGGAGCAGTGTGCGCCACAAGCTGTGTAAGCGTATTTTGCATCCCGGATGCAGTAAAAGGCATGACAGCATACCCGGAAAGATCGTATGCGATATGACGCGCATAAACAGAAACGCGGCCGCTGATCGGCCGCGTTATTCTGTATATCCTGAAAAGCTGTGCTTCGGTAAGCGGATCAGGATTTGCCTTGATAATGCAACCAAGGGCAATGTCACTGTACCTTGCCCCGGTCACAGGATATATCATGGAAAGTTCATATTCTCCATTGATCTCATGCTTCACAGTGCAAGACAGTGCATCCGGCAGATCGCCAAGGCCATGCGAAGTGAACGCTGTTTCAGTTCCGTTATAAAGAACAGGAATCATAATCTGTACCACCTCGGCTTAATTACTGCGGAACAGTTAGTTAAAACAATGCTGTTCGCGCCGCTAACAAGCGTTATGAAATCCCCGGAGAAACTTCCGGCCATGTTCGCACCATCAGAAACGCGATAAACAAGCATATTTTCGCAATCAATATAGATCGGCGTTGTGGTGTTGATCGTCATTGTTTTGCCATTGGCGCGGATCGTTGCGCCGGATGCCGTTGCCGTAACCTTCAAAAGCGGATGCGCTTCGTTGGCCGTTGGATTCGTGATGGATCGCGTTCCGGCCGCAAGGCTCGTTTCCGTTTCCCCGGATAACAGCCATCTCTGCGGCTTGCAATCAAATTCGATCATGCAATCTGCACCACGCATTGCCGCCCATGATTCCGCCTCAAATGCACCGGCAAACCTTGCCAAACGAAATTCATCCGTGTTGTATGTGTCACTCAAACGATAATATCCGCCGGACAGATTGCCAAGCCATTCCCGGATCTGCGCAGCCTTGGCCACATATCCGCCCTTGATAGCGCAAGGATAAGACAAGCGCACATTGCTCCAAGCACCATCATCGAAAATAATATTGCCGCTCCTTCCGGGGATCTGCACAGAAGTCACATGCCGTTCCGCGCCGTTCATCGTGTTCACCCCGGAAACAAGCAACCCTTTTGCATTGGCAGAAATGCCGTTGAAAGTGAAGTTTCCCATTATGCGAATACTGCTCCGTTTCTCTTTGTGGCATATTCAATTTCTTGCATGATGATCTCCGCAAGTTCGCGCACATCCTGCCCGGCTCCGCCGTTCACTGTCAAATTAACAACAGTGTTATTGTTTGTGTTGCGAAGTTCCTTTGCATCCTGTGCATTTATGACAGCTTCACCCCGGTGCAGAAGTGCCGGATAATTGTCGTAAGGCACAAACGGAAGGCCTGAAGCATGGGCATTTACGTTTCCGCCGGACATTTCGTTGTTTCCCTTGCGCCAAAATGCCAGCTTATCCGTCAACCACGAAACCTTTTCAGATACCCACGAAGAAATGCTCCCCCAAATATCCTTGATGCCGTTCCACAAGCTGTTGAAGATGTCCTTTCCAATTCCAAACATTGCGCCGCCAAGATCAGAAAAACCTTTTTTTATGCCGTCAATAAATCCGCTGATGTCACCATGCAGAAGTTTTCCAACACCCTGAACGAACGAAACGATGCCATTGATCACCGGCGTTATATACGGAGTGATCCAATCAATAAAACCTTTGATTGCATTAAGCATCGGCGGCAGAAGTGCCATGATGCCATCAAGGATCGGCTTTACAATGGGCATAATAGATTTCATCACACTTGAAACTGTCTGCGTGATAACCGGCATATTATCAATAACCCACTGAAGGATCTGCATTACATAGGGCATAAATTCAGAAACAAGGCCATTCTTCAATGCGCCAACACTCTGCTCCACCTTTGAAAACATATCATTCATAGATGCACCGGCGGCCACAGTATCGCCGGACATAACAAGGCCAAGTGCTTCGGCCTCTGCGCCCATTTCTGCCATGCTCCCGGCACCGGCATTGATCAATGGTGTCATATTGTATGCAACAGTGTCACCAAAAAGCTGTGCCGCAAGTGCCGCTCTTTCAGAATCATCACCGACAGCTTGAATCTGTTCAATCGCCTGATCAAGTGTCAGTTCAGATCCGCTTGCCGCAAGTGCTTTTGCCGCCTTTTCCATTGTGGACATTTCAACACCACTTAATCCGGCGGCATAGGCTAATTTCTGATATGTTTCTGCCGTGACATCCATGCGCTGTGATGCCTTGTCGATCACATCCAATTCCCCGGCCGTTGCCTTGGCAGATGCAACCATAGCACCACCCACTGCCGTTGCAGCTGCCGTAAGTCCGGCTCCCCATTTGGCGGCAGTTTTCAGGCCTTTGCCCAGCTTATCGCCAAGGGAATCGGCATTTTTCCCGGTATTGGAAATACTCTTTTCAGCTTCGGCACTATCTACCATGATCGAACCGAATAAGCGAAACACTTCCATGCTTTACACCTCATATCTTGCGTGTTTTGTGAAATTCTCCTCCGCCCACAATGGCTGAAGATTTTTCCAATTAAAACAATCTTTTTGCTGTTCAGGATCTGATAAATCAAAAGAAGCACATGGCCGAATGTGGTCAATGTGCCATTTACCATAGTTTTCCCATGTCATTCCCGGTTTGAATTGTGATTCAAGATGCTCCATCAATTTCTCAATGGAGCATCCAATCAATTCAATCGTTCTTTCTGATCTATTGATTCCCTTTACAGCCTTGTATATTCTTGTTCTACAGTTGCACAGTATCTTGTAAGAAACATCATCCTTTTTTCTTTTTTTGCTGTTTTCCCTCACAGAAATTTTTATTTCCGTCTTATGCTTTTCATAATAGGATTTGAAATAATTCTTGTAGAATTCAGCATGATTCTTTTTGTATTCTGCCGTTTTTGCAAGAATTTCTCCGCGCTTTTCAATGTATCTTTTTTTGTTTAGTTCTTTTGCCGTTTCCGCATACTCATAATACATCAATCTTCTGCAATCCTTGCAAGTGTGTTTAATGCCATCTTTATTTTTTGATGATTTATTGAATTCCGAAAAAGGCTTTATTTTTTTGCACTTGTTACAAATTCGTGATTCCATTGCTTCGCGCCTGTGCTTCCAATATTTTATTGACATCATCCATAATTTCTTCATCCGTTTTCGGTTTCGTGTTTGATTTTCTCAACATCTGTTTGAAATCCTCAAATCCAAATTGCCCTTGATACGGAATCCACCGGGCAAACATCTTTTCTTCTTCCTCCTGTTCAAAGGCTCGATTGATCACAGCAATGCCTTCGTCTGCCGGAAGGGAAAACAGAAATTCCGGGGAATGATATCTTTTCAGGATGGTGTCAATTATTTCTTCGTACTCATAGCGGAGGCATATTTGAAAAAAGATTTCAGATTGTTTTCCTCGTTGATCTGCTTCAACTTTTCCATCAGATCCGGCAATTCCATCTTTTCCACATCCTCCGCATTTGTTTCAAAGATGTCCGCAAACAGTTCATACACTGCCGCTTCTGCCTTACGTTCTCCGGCGCACTCAATAATTGTCAAAAACCCTGTGAGGCCGATATCTTCAAGATCAATGGTTTCTTTTTCTTTCGCTGTGATATCCTTGATCAGCGATACCAATTCAGCGCGTGCGCCGCTTGCCCGGATTACCCGGGCAGCAGCAAACACATCATGCGTGTTCAATTTTCTCATGGCATATCTCTCCTATCTGCCGTGTACCCTTACGAAATGGAAGGATAGTAAATTTCAAAAGGCGGAGTATCAAGATCATCCGCCGTGTAATGGCCGGTGAAGGTCATTGCAATCACGCCCTCGGCCTTGTCACTTGTGGTCAGTGTCAGGCCATTTGTGGCAAGCGCATTTTTCACAACAATGATGATAGGCTTGTCACTTCCGCTAATGCGGCCGATCCAAGTGATATTGGTTAAATAGTCACTGTCAGTGATTTCAGAATCAGCAGTGATTTTCGTTCCGGCCGGAGTAGTGCTTGACGCAGATCTGCCTGTTGCAAGCGCGATCTTCATGATCTCTGCCGTAATTTCCTTTACGTTGGCAGTAATAGTTACTGCCCATTCATCAACAGCTTCAAGGTCTTTGACAGCACCCTTTACGCCATCAATTTCGATCTGCCGGATAGTTGGAACAGCTGAGAAACTGCCGCCCCCGGAAGTAGCACCCAGCAGCTTCGCGGATGCTGATGCCGGTGTATCAGTTGCCGGAGCATAATTCTTATAAAACGCGCCGGCATCAAGCTGCAAATGCTTCGCAGTGTTAGAAGTAAAACCGCTGAAGATTGCCATTTTTTAATTCCTCCTTGTGAGATAGTAGTCAATAACAAGCCTTCTGCGGATGATCAGACGATCTTCTTCCGTTACCGGCTGTGATCTGTTAAAGTAAAAAACTGCATACAACGAATCTGTTAAAACATCTTTGTGATCAAACTTTTCCCGGATGGCATCCGTCAGATCCTCGACAGTGCTTGAATCTGTGCCGTACCCCATAACATTGATCTCGATTTGGCCGCGCTCCTCAAAGTCAATATATGACAGCTGTTCAATGGTGTATGTCACATAATTGGCCGGATGCGATTCTCGCGCTTGGATGTAATACACACCATCACCGGCCACAGCTGCAAGCATCCCCTGAATAACCCTTCTGAAGTTTTTAATCATTGGATATTTCCTCCTCCTCGTTAATCAGGGCAAGTGCTTTCTGTTCATCCTCGATTGCTGACAAATACTGTGCTTCAATATCGCGGATCTGTGAAATGTTATCGGCAACACTGTTATATAATGCGCCGATCTTTGGCTGTTTTTCAGTTCCTAATTCTTGGAAGATGCCATACCATCCACCCGGTTTGAAACCGATAATCAGATCCGTTTCCTTTTTGCGTACCCATGATTGCAAGTTTTTTGTCAATCGGCCTGTGCGCTTTTTTATCATGGCCTTTGCCCTGCGGCGCACAAGTTTGGCAACATCCTTTAGCGCGGCGCGTGTCAATTCGTTGATCGTAAAATTAACCCGGTCAACAGAATCAACAAATGTCACTCCGTCCTTCGTCACTTTCGTGACAGATTTCGGCATAGGCATATCAATGCACCGCAAGCATCAAATCAATGCTGTTGTCACTGTCGATATAAGTGGAAACAACATTGTACCTAATGCCCTTATATTCAAGGATTTCTTCATCGTCATATTCCGCATAATCAGAAAGCGTGATTTTGAATGACAGTTTCAATCCGGCCGTTAATGCCTCAACTTTTCGTTTCATGCTAATGCTTGAAACAGTGCAATACACTTCCCGGAATGTTTCCGTCATGATAACATCACCGATGTCATTCAAATGCGGAATCTGCTTAATCAGCTGGCACACATCTGTCATAATAATCCGTACCCTGTCGCAGTCTGAAGCTGTGCCTTCTGTTCATCATAGGCCGCTTTTATTCTGTCATAGTCCTGCGGACTACCAAAGGAAAAGCGGCAGAATGTAATGATTGCCCGGATGATGTTTGGATCATCCTCTGCCGTTGTAGGCACGCCGGCAATGTTCAGATCCGCTTTTGCGGCCGCAATCAGATCCGTCAGTTCATCATTGTATGCGTTTGTGGTAAGGCGCAATGCCTTTTTCACCTTGTCAAGCATCTTTGCCCTCCTTGAAAAAATTGGGGAAGGCTTTTACACCTTCCCCGGAATGGTCTGCCAATTAGGCAGGCTTTTTGACATTTACAAAGTGATCAGGAGCAACAACACCGATGCCGGCATACATACGGCCGACAAACTTGACGAGATCCTTTTCTGCAAGGCTTAACTCGTCAACCTTGATGCCAATTTCCTGACCATTGGGCATATTGGCCTGTGCGCCACGGCCAAGATCACCAACGATCAGATATACATTGCCGGTGGATGCGGCAGAATAGGCCGGCAGGCTGTTGTTAAAGCAAACCTTCAGGCCAACAAAAGGATCTGCCGCATAGTTAGCAGACAGAGCGGCGGCCTTGATCGTTGCCCAAGTGGCCTTGTTGCAGATCACAACAGGATTGCTTGCTTCATCGGTCAGCTGTCCAAGTGCCTCGGTAACGGTATCAATTCCGGCGGCCTTGGTCAGCACAGGAACAGCGGCGGCAGTTGCGGAAGAAGTGTCAGGGGATGCAGTAATGGCGGCCACAACAGTGTCAGCTGCCTTCTTTGCGATCTGATGTGCCAGTTCCTCATAGATGTACTGAAGGAACGCTTCAGAACCAAGATCCATAGCTTCATCAGAAACAGTGATCCACTTCTTGATGCTTGCAGGAACAAGTTCCACAACGCCAAGAGTCAGCACTTCCTCGGAAGGAGCGGCCGCACCCTCGGTATGTACCACAGCGGCATCGGCGGACTGCTCAAAACCAACCTTCAGATTGCCCTTGATATAGGTCTTGCGAACAAGGGAAATGATCTCATCCTTTTCCCATGCGTGCATGATGGCATTATTGACTAACTCCGGCACAGGAACAGAGCCGCTTGCGTTCTCGGTCAGCAGTGCGCGGCACTCCTTATCAGAGCCGGTCTTGATGTAGTTTGCAAATGCGTCAACATACTGCTTGCTGTTTCTAACTTCGATTTCCATTTTCGTTTCCTCCTTGAAACTCTCGATAACAGTGCCGGCACCATTGGCAACAGCACTTCTTACTTCGGCGGCATCTTTAGCAGCTGCCTTGCGTTCCTCAATTTCTGCATTGAGGGATCTGATCTCCTCCTCAAAAGCCGCTAATTCTTCGGCCGTTGCAGTGTCGATCAGCTTTGCGATTTCGGCTTTTCTTGCCTCGATCTCATACAGTTCCATTTTCTTTTCCTCCATCATTCAGCTGGAGCATTACGCGCAAACGCATCCGCCGAATTTCTGTTTCTTCTGCCGCTTTCTGAAGTCGCTCCGCTTCCTCCTGTCTGATCACTCCGTCAGCAAAAGTCCGGGCAGATATGTTTGTGGCCGGATTCTGTGGAATAGATACGGCCGAAACATCATATAAACGCTTAATTCCTGTGATAGTTCTTGTTCTTGTATTCTTGTTGTATTCTTCTGCGCTCACAGTAAACGCAAAAGACATTTCCCGGATCAGGCCTGTTCTGATCTCCTCATACAGTTCCCTGCTCCCTTCCGTTGCGGACAGATCCGCGCGGACATGAAGTCCATGTTCATCACAGTTCAATTCAAGGCTCCCATTGCTTTTCCGGGCAAATACACGGCCTTCATGGTCAAACTGCATGATCACATCATCCATTTCCGCATTGTCAAAAGCATGGGCATCAATCTGCTCATAAATGACAGTTTCGCCATCATCAAACAGAACATACGGATCGTTGAAAGTAGTTGCATACCCTTCAACGATGTAGCTTTTCTCCTGTTCCTCGGCATCGCGTGCTTCAAAAGCACCGGCCTTCCTGTATTCTCTTTCACTCTTAACAGGCATCTGTTAATCCTCCTTTTCTCCGGCCATGTAGTATTCCCCACGGATCGGCCGCTCATCTCCGCCATCGACAGGCGCATAATTAAACAGTTCCCGGATCTCGTTTATCGTGATCATTCCTCTGTCACCTAACTGCGTTGCCAAATTAACCTTCTGATCCACAGACATATACTGCAATCTATTGCTTGTCACATATACATGATTTCTGTTTCTTTCGATCGGCGTGAAAAGCATCCGTGTCAGCACATCAGACAGCTGGATTGCAAATGGCTCAATCGCCCCATTGAAGAAACTTTCCATCTCGTCAGCATTGGCCTTGTTCTGCAAGATCTTCTCATTCACGCCGAAGTAGTTGAACACATTCCGCTGGATGATTTCCATTTGTGCGGCATCCACCACAAAAGGCTTGCTGTCGATCTGCTTGATGTTGTTGTAGCTGTTAGGAAACAACAACACGCCTCCTGCGCCTTCACCGGCAAAGGATGCGGCGTTGAATTTCTCGCGTTCCTTCTTCAGATCCTCTGCCTTTGCGAAGTTGTTCAGTGTGGCCATAAACCGATATGTGGCCGCACTCTTAACGCCTTCTTTGATGCCCTGATTCTGAATGTCAATCAGTGCCATAGTGGCCTGAAGTGCGGCATTGGAATCGCCCTTGAAATCATCACTGTATTGATACTTCGTCATGATTCCGCACATCGAAAACTCGATTGCAGCTGTCCGGCCATCGCTGAAGGAATACACAAGGTAAGGTTCGTTCTTAAACGCTTTCAGTTCGCACTTACTCGGCAAAACAGGATAGATGCCAATGGTTTCACCCATCGCATCAAGCACCGGCACGATGAAGGCCGTGTTCTGCACATCGAGGATCGTGCTTAATCGGTATAAGAATTGGCTCCATGTCATGAAGTCATTCGGTGCGGTTTTTAACCGCGTTTGAAGTTTAGGCCTGGCAGTGCCTTCAATCTGAATCTGCATCTTGCTGACATGAACAGCGCGTGCATTGATGGCTGCGCGTACAAGATCAGATTCATACACACCCTTGTTGAAGGCTGTGAACACAGGCGTGTATGCGCTGAAAGTGCGGAAGTAAGAATCCGGCACTATCTGCTTTCGTGCGCCAAAGATTTTCTCAAAGAATCCCATTTTATCCTTCTCCATTCATAAGCTGTGCGCCCAATTCCTGAAAGTGCTTCTGCCGCACTGTAAGCGCATCGAGAAGCGCGGCGCATCCGTCAATGTGATCATTCACACCGATCTTCACAGGCCGCATCCTCTCCGTTTCCGTGTCGATCTTCATTGCAGTGTTCAGCAAATGGATCTTCAGCAAATCATTGTCACCAATGTTGATCCGGCCATCCTTAACCATGCCTTCAAATTCCCGGCACACCCCGGAAAGATTGAAACCTTGGTACACATCATCCGTGTGGAATCCGTAAGCATTAAGATCTTGTATTAAATACTGCGCTGAATAACGGTCATAACCGATCATCAGCGGAAGGATCTCATACTCCTCCACCAAGGAAATGCACCAATTAAAACAATCGTGATAATCAATGAAGTTTTCCCCGGACAGCTGCAAGAATCCGCGCTTAATATATTCCGCATACGGAAGGCCATCGCGCAGTGTTGCATCTTGCAGTTTCTCCGCCGGAAGGAAAAACTTTGCAAACACATTTTCCTTGCCGTTTTTGTGGAGAACACACACACAGGCGGAAAGATCCGTTGTGCGTGAAAGGTCAATTCCGCAAATCGCATAATTGCTTCGATAGCCCGCGAGATCAAGCGGAGAACCACAGCATTTCGCAATATCCTTTGCGGAGAGAAATGCTTGTGAAGAATTTTGTTTGATGTTGCAGTATTTAGTGAGAAATTCTGTCCGCTTTGACAAGCTGTTCTCCGCAACAGCGATTTCTTCAAGCATATAGTCAACGGAAACCGAAACACCAAGATTGGGATTTGCCTTCCGCAGTTCGTTGATGTCTGCCCACTTTTCCACATCGTCAATGGTGTATAAAAAGGGCAACAGCCTTTTCTCTTTCGATCCGCCAAGGAGCATCCGCGTGCTTCTGCTGAAAAGTTCGTCATAGATGCCTGTTGCGTACCCGGCTGTGCTGATCGAAATTATGAGAGGCTGTTTTCTTGCACCCAGCGCGGACTTCATAACTTCATATTGCTTCAATCCGGGATCGCCCTGCCACGATGCTATCTCATCGCAGATCGTGAGCGAAGGATTGAAACCATCACTCTTTTTCGCATTGAAGGCGATCTTCTTGACGGAGGAATTTGTGGCAGCCACATAGTAGTCGCTTTTCCGGCGCACGATCATCTGTGCAAGTTCCGGCTCGGCGGAAACTGTTTGCCAAATGTCCTTATAGATGATGTCAGCTTGGTCAAGTTTAGGCGCAACGCAAAATACGTTTGCTCCATACTCACCATCAGAAAACAGGCAGTAATCAGCAATGGCAGATGCGAACAATGACTTGCCGTTTTTTCTGCCCATGACAATCATTATTTCCCGGAATTGACGATTGCCGGAAGAATCAATGATTCCAAAGATAACGGAGATCATTGCCTTCTGCCACAGTTCCAGCCGGATCAGATCACTCCGGCCTTCGCAGTGATGGCAGAATGTTTCTATGAACCTGATTGCCCGGTCTGCCTTTTTTGCATCATAGAAAAACTGCTTTTCTTCAAGGCCTTTGACGATGTAGGCATATACCAACCGCACCCATTTCCCAACAACCACAGATCCGTCATTGATGGCTTGATAGTAGGCTAAAATGTAGTTATCCATTCAAGAACGCATCCAATTTGCTTTCCTTCTGCTCCGCCGGCAACATTTCATCAAGGCGGCCGATCACAGCGGAATATTTGGCAATCATCGTGTTGTAGGATTTCTGTGCCGGATGCTCTTGCGTGATTTCAAAGCCATTTCCGTTTGTGGTTATGATCACCGCGCCTTCCGTGTTGATCTTCTCTTGCAATTCCGCAAGCGTTGCGAACATAAAGGCGGCATTTTGAATCAGGCCTTCCACCAATG